CTAAGATCATGTTTTGTGGTGATGCCACTCAATCTGATCTCACCAGAGATAAAGAACGAAACGGTATCATTGACTTTATGAGAATATTGCAGCAAATGGAATCATTTTCCTGCATTGAATTTGGTCTTGAAGATATCGTTCGTTCTGGACTCTGTAAAGAGTATCTAACCACGAAACACGCTATGTCTATGTAATGTTTAATCATGTAGAAACGGATCTCCCTCAATTAGAGAGAGAAACTATTGATGGTGTTAGATTTTATAAAGTTCCCACTGAGGATGAATTTTTAAAATTAGTATCAATCACTTCTGTAACTTCTCACTGGAGTAGAGAGAAGTTTGCTAAGTGGAGAAAAAAGGTCGGTGAGGAGAAAGCTAACGAGATTACTCGTAAAGCAACTGCTCGTGGAACCGACATGCATACCATGACAGAGCATTATCTATTGAATGACGATCTTCCTAAGGTTGCACCTATGGGAGATATGTTGTTTAAGATTGCTAAACCTACTCTTAACAAGATTGATAACATTCATTCTTTAGAGGGATCTCTTTATAGTAAAGAGTTGGGTGTTGCTGGTACAGTAGACTGTATCGCAGAGTATGAGGGGGAATTAGCAGTCATTGACTTTAAAACTTCTAAGAAACCAAAGCCACGAGCATGGATCGATGGTTATTTTGTACAAGCAGCAGCATATGCGTGTATGTACTATGAACTAACAGGTATTGCTGTTAAGAAACTTGTCATTATTATGGCATGTGAAGATGGTGATTGTGTAGTATACGAAGAAAGAGATAAGATGAAATATATGAGATTACTCGTTACTTACATTGAAAACTTTTTAACCCACCAACTTCAATTACATGGAAAATGAATTTACACAGGCACTAGGTAAAAAATTTATGAATTCTGCCAAGTTTGCTCAAGAGATTGAGAAACTGGTTAAGAAGGAGAATCTTAATTACATTGATGCAATAGTTCTCTTTTGTGAAGAGAATAGTATTGAGATTGATTCAATTACTAAGTTAATTTCAAAACCTTTAAAGGAAAAACTTAAGTGTGATGCTCAACAGTTAAACTTTATGAAGAAGACTACTCGTGCTAAACTCCCTCTCTAATCCAAAGACTCCTCATTACAATGAGTTTAAGAAATGGGTTCTTGGACCTGATTTCTATTGGACTTATAATGCTCAAGGAGGTGTAAAGTTTCCAGGTGGTTACTCAGATAGGAGTGTACCGTTTTATACTAGAGCTTTTATTAAAAGACCAGAGATAGCAAAATATCCTGTAACAGTACAAGACCCTAATGAGGTTGGTAGTGTTGTTAAAGTAATGACTGAAATATTAGAACATAATAATTATGATTTTAATAGTATATTGAGATTATCAGTTAATTGTGTTCATCCAGAGAAAGTGGTCACATCCTCTTTTCCTCATGTAGATCATCATTTTCCTCATAAGAATTTTATCATATATCTGTCTAGTGCAGGTGGTTCTACTTTTATAGGAGGAGAGGAATATTCGCCTGAAGAAGATGATGCTATTGTGTTTTCTGGAGAGCATTATATGCAGACTCCCGAACATAAGCGTAGGGTTATTTTGGTCGCAACTATGATATAATACAGATAAATAGTAGTGTCTAAGGAGTGTTTAGATGAGTGATTTTTTTGATTCAGACATAGTTAAAGATGAGATGGAGACTATCAATGAGATGCAGGAGGAAATATACTCCCAAGTCTTTAAGTTTCCAGAACTTCCCCTTGATGAACAGATAGATCACTTAGAGATGTTGGATGACCTGTTGGATAAACAGCAAATCCTTTATACTCGTATGAAACTCTCTGATGACCCTCGTGCTAAGGAGATAGCTGACAATGTTCGGCAATCTGCTATACTAATGGGGTTCCCTAGGGATGTTGACTGCAATGTCCTATTTCAGAACATGAGACTAACCCTCGATAAGGTTCGCAAAGGGATTGACAAAGCATTATGAGTGGCTTATAATAGACTCATACAAAAGCCAAATCCAATTACACAGGCCAAATCTATGTCGTTCGCATCGCTTAAAAAGCAATCATCTCTTGGTAGTCTAACTGCCAAACTTGTTAAGGAGGTTGAAAAGACCAATTCCACTAACAAAGGAGATGACCGTCTCTGGAAACCTGAAGTCGATAAAGCAGGTAACGGATACGCAGTAATAAGATTTCTACCAGCACCAGATGGAGAAGATCTTCCTTGGGTAAAACTATACTCCCACGCCTTCCAAGGACCAGGTGGGTGGTATATTGAGAATTCACTTACTACAGTGAATGCTAAGGATCCAGTTTCTGAGTTTAATACTACTCTATGGAACAGTGGAGTTGATTCTGATAAAGAAATTGCTCGTAAGCAAAAGCGTAAGCTTTCTTACTACAGCAACATCTATGTTGTGAAGGATCCAGCAAATCCAGATAATGAAGGAAAAGTATTCCTTTATAAGTTTGGTAAGAAGATCTTTGATAAGATCATGGGTGCTATGCAACCAGAATTCGAGGATGAGTCACCGATTAATCCTTTTGACTTCTGGCAGGGAGCAGACTTTAAGGTCAAGATTAAGAAGGTAGCAGGATACTGGAACTACGACAGTTCTGAGTTTGCTGCAGTTAATCCTTTACTTGATGACGATGATGCTCTAGAGGCACTCTGGAAGAAGGAGTACTCTCTCGCAGAACTTGTTGATACATCTCAGTTCAAATCTTATGATGAACTTAAGACTCGTCTTAATGCAGTTCTAAAACTTGGTTCCGCACCTGCTAAGAAAGCAGTTAGTGTAGAAGAAGAATTAGAGGAAGAGATTCAGACTCGTCGTGCTCCAGCACCAGCAGCAGAAGATGATGCACTATCATACTTCCAGCAGTTAGCTGAAGAGTAATATAAATAACCAGAGGGAGTTAACTCCCTCTTTTTTGTACAAATTTAAACAGAAAAATGGCAGCATACAAAGGAGATCATTACATCGTTACTTTTGACGATGGTAATAATGCTAATACAACAAGAGCTGACATCTATGGCAAAGATGATGCCGATGTTAGAAACAAAGTTTTAATCGCTTATCCTTGGGCAAAGAGTATAGTAGTTGCATCAGCAGCTAACTCCTAATGGCAAGGGATAAAGTCATAGTCTTTAATGGCGCAGATGGCAAGTGTAGAGTAGTAATCCCCACAGTGGATTGCACTCTATCAGATGATGCTATCATTACTAAAGATATCTCTGCTTCAGAGTATTCTTTAATTGATGCATCTACTTTACCCAATACTGCATTTAGATCAGCATGGAAGTATTACCATGACAGTAAAAATGTTATTGCTGAGTTAGCAGATTCTAAGACTATTACCAAAGAAATTTTAGAGACAAGATATCTTGCTACTAAGAAAGAAAATGCAGATATTCAGACAATAGCAGATATGAAGGGGGAATCTGCATCACTTAAATCAAACCCCTCAGTACCATATACAACAATTACTAACGCTACTACTGTATCACAACTTGAAGCATTATTGTAATGGACAAGGTAAAGACTCTCAGTGAGAGAGCACAGACCGATGAGGTCATGAATAGGTCTTATGAAGACCCTTTTTATATTTTTTCATTAAATGATGATGCTATAGGTAGATTAAATAGATATCTTACTACTATTCCAGATAGTGAAGAGTATTGGATACCTGAAAAATCTGGGTATTCTGATCCTACTAGAGGGATAGATCCTAGAGATGATTATAGGATATGTGATGTTCACTGTCCTAAGAGTGGATCAGATGTTGAAGTTATTGGTCAGTCATTATTCAATTTAGTTAATAGTAAGCATTACGAGTTTGATATTAATACCTTTGAGTTTCAAATTCTTAGATATCGTGCTGGCGGTCAATTTGACTGGCACTGTGATTATGGTGTTGCTCCTAACAAAAATGTTTGGAGAAAATTATCGATGAGCGTTCAACTCTCTGACCCTTCTGATTATAAGGGTGGAGAGTTAATTATTGTGGATTATTTTAATAAGCATTGTCAGATACCAAACCCTCAAGGTGCATGTATTGTTTTTGATGCTAGATGTCCTCATAGAGCACAACCAGTAACAGAAGGAATTAGATATGTTTTAGTAGGATGGGCTAGTGGTCCTAAACTTCGTTAACCTGCTTTCTTTAACTGACGATTTTTTGTCTGAGATGATGGTACATATTGTAGTTCCTCTTGCATCTCTTGAACAAATCCAATTAGATATTCTCTTCGCATCAATCTAATACTTCTTTTATTTTCATTTTCTCTAGTTTCTGCTAGGAAATTGCTTATTCCTAAAACTAAGTCGTCACCTGATAATGTAATATTATGATTATCTGGATGAGGTATGGTAAAATTTTTATCAACCTTTTTACCTGCTGGCATAACTAATCTTCCTTGATTATCTTTAATCTCTCTGGTTTCATAGAATCTAGTAGCATTTAGATCACCACCATATTTGTCAGCACAATAATCATATAATGATTTACTACTTAGTGGCCAGTCAGTTCTAGCATTAATTATATTAGAAGTTATCATAACAACCCAATCATACATAGGGTCACCATATATCTTCTCAGCAACATCCATAGGTCTTTCACTATCTTCAATAGTATATGATCTTAAGAAGGATATGTCAGGAAGTACATCATCTCTTATCTTTGTTCTAACGAACAAATTTTTAGCGATAACATAATTCTCACTATCGTAACTACTCGAAAGAGGGTTGCGATATTGTATGTTTGGTAAGTTTGAAAAATAGTGACTAGCCATTAGTATCCTACTCCTGTAAGTTTAAATGAACCACCCTCACCATAATCTTCAGCATAGATTGGATTAAGTTCTTTGAATTGTAGACTCATAGACATATGAACAGGTGTACCATCAGGATATGTTGCATATGTATTAGATGCTGTATAAGTGGTATCCAGTTTTGATAAAGCAACTAGTTTAAAACTATTCAGAAACGGATGCTTAGATGATCCTGACATGTAAGATATTCTGAATATATCAGGAGCATTTAAGAATCCTGTAGAACCTTTACCTCTTTTAGGAGCACTTCTTTGCTTTAGTGTTCTTATAATCTCCTTACAAACTCCTCCTTCTGTCTGAGTTCTAGGTGTCATATCCCATCTAAATGTAAAATCTCTCATATTAACAGCATCAAATAGCATCTCTTCATTCTGGTTAACTATTTGCCCTGAAGACCTTTTGAGCATACCTTCTGCACTAATATTTCCACCAGCAAGGTTAGCAGCACTAGCTACAGCTTTTGCTTTAATCAAATTAATAACATCGTTTCCTCTTCCCGAAGTTGCTGAACCTTCTGCGGTTAATGCCTTTTTAACATCTGTTACTATACTTCCTGCTTCTCGAAAGGCATCTTCAACTTTATTTTGTTTCATTATTGCACCAGCTTTACCACCTAACCAAGCTTGCAGGTCATTCATCTGACCTTGCCTCCATCCAGCACCATTACTATCTCTTATCGCATTTGGCATGGGTAATATAATAGTCTGCTCTGCTACACCACCACCTCCATCACTTACCTGTTTAGTAAGACTACTAAGATTTCCACCAAGGTTTGTACCAAATCCTTTACTGCTAGAAGACTTGGGGTATTTAAGAACTTCTATTTTAAAATAATCTGTTGTGCTACTAATAATATCATACGGATACCTCAAAGGTTCCCCCCTCCTTCTTGCGTTGGTCTTATTAGAGGAGGACCAATTATCTACTAAACTCTCTGTAAAATCTAATGTCGCCATTACAGACTATCTTTTTATGTATTTAGCTTGAATTTCGCATATCCTAGTGATCTTGCGTCTTCTAACTCTTGACCAGGCTCTAGTTCATGAAATTCTCCTACCACTTCTGCCCATGTATAGTTTCTCATCTCACCCCAATGGTAGTTAAAACCTTTAATACCCCATTGTTTTAACTCCATACATGCTATTAGAGGAAATTCATCATACTCTATATTAGGAGTCTTTGCTAGATAGACGAATGTATAATAATTACCTGGTTCAGGTAGTATAACTTTAGAATCTTGTAGGACATCTAAAATTTCCAGCATAATGTCTTCCGAATCTCGCAATCCAGTCATTTTATCGACAATTGGTTGCAACCTGCTCATACTGGTAAATTATCCTCCGTCAGTATCTTAAATTCCATCATACGATCCTTACAATAAGTTATAGCTGCATCCCATTTAGCACTATTTTTAGCATATTCCATAACTTCTCTGATATATTTTTTGGTCTTAACCCTTTGTATGACTGGTTCCTGAGTCTGTTTCTTCGGCTTTATCTCTATTATGTACTTCTTAGGTCTTCCTGATATATCTTTTACTTTTATATAGAAATCTGGAAAGTAACGATGAAGTCGGTTGTCGAGGGGTGAGTTGTAAGGGATAATAACCTCTTCACTACCCCATTCAATGATGTTAGCATTTCTATCACAATACTTCATAAAAACCTTTTCCCAGGAACTACGATAAATAATGTTACGATAGTCTCCTCGATATTTTGTAATGTTTGTAGGTTTAAACCTCCCTGAATACGCCATATCATATATTAACCACTGTTAGGTATTTATTGTGACCCGTTATCCAAGAGTCAAAAAAACAAATCAAATCATAAGTTTATTTCAAAAGGTTGCTACAACCAACCATTATGAAGTATTTTTTAGTGGGTTTGGTGCAATGACGAATCTTAGAGGTTATATAACCACTAGGGCTCCTCTTGTTAATAACTTTTTTATTAGTAGAGATCTTGGGTTGTTATGCAATTCTGCACAACTACCTGCAACATCATTCGGTACTTCACAGATTGAAGGTAATAGAATGGGATTGGTAGAGAAGTTTGCACATACCAGAATCTATACTGACACTTCTATGACTTTTTATGTGGATACTGATTATAGAGTAATTCAATTCTTTGAGTTATGGCAAGAGTTTATAGCATCTGGTGCTAATATGGGGTCAGAGGGACAGTACAATAATAGAATAGAGAAGGGATATTATCAGAGAATGCAGTACCCAGAGAAGTATAAAGTAGATACCATAAGAATACAAAAATTTAATAAAGATCACTTTAGAAATATAGAATATACCTTCCTTAATGCGTTTCCTACTAATATTTCTTCAATGCCTGTTGCATATAATGGCAATAGAGTGCTAGAATGTACAGTAACCTTTGCATATGATCGGTATTACTTTGGTGCAATGGATAGTGCTAGTCGCAGATCTGCTGGTACAGGACTTCAGAATGATGGTGCTCTTGGACAGCAAATCACAACTGGAGCAGAAGTATCAGATACAACTGAATCGGTAGATACTACATGGATGCCTTCTGCATCTGTCTATGGTAACTTCGATTTTAATACTAGTATGGATCTAGCAACTACCTTTGGGGTTGAAAGTACTCAAGATGCAAGCATTTCCGATCTGGCATAAATAATCCACTAACATTTTAACATGGCACTA